CTACATGCAGATTGCCATTACCTAACTCGCATGTGAGGACAATCTAAATGCCTTTATCAACCACCCAAAGTATTTGGCGATCTGGCGGCGGCGACACGACCCGTCAAGCCTATTGCGGTTCTATGTTAATGACCGCCACTTTTTTTGATGCTAACGTAACTGCAACCAGTAATGCTGTAGTAGCTTCTGGTCTAACTTCGCAAGTCATTCTCCCAGCAAATGCTGTAGTAACGTCAGTCGTTATTACTACCCCTATTACATCTGGCACTATCAATGTTGGTTTTACAACCATTACTGGTGGTATCTCCAATGCTTCGTACTATGTTGCTGCTTTAGCCGCTACATCGGCGAAGACTATTACTCCTGGTGCTACTGGCGCAGGCGGTGGTATTGGTACTGTAGCTAATGCAACAGTTAATACAGTGTTGACAATTGAAAGCGCAAGTGCAGGAGTTGGCACAGTTGGCGGCTTTGTTACTTACTTTGTCACTGACTATTTGTTCGGTCAAGAGAACGTCTAATAGGGGGCCATTATGGCTATGCAAACAGACGTTAAGTCAACGCACCTAAATAGTTCGGGCGTAGTCTTTGAGGGACGGACTCGAATTAAAGGTATGGTGATCTGTGCTAATGCAAGTGTCATTGGAACAGTTATTTTAAAAGACGGGACTACCAATGTAGTGGAAGTAGATATTCCTTCTAACTCCAACCCTAACTCGTTTAATGTAGTTATTCCAGGTGAAGGCGTTTTATGTACAGCAAACGTCTTTGCAACTATGACTAACCTTGCAAGTATCACGGTGTTCTATGGCTAAGAAAACCCCATCCCTTGCTATTGGTCGCGGTGAAAAGCTACCTGTATCTAAAGGGGCGGGGCTAACCGCCAAAGGTCGCGCTAAGTACAACGCAGCCACTGGGTCTAATTTAAAGGCTCCACAGCCTGAAGGTGGCCCACGTAAGAAATCATTTTGCGCACGTATGTCTGGTATGCCTGGCCCAATGAAGGATGAGAAGGGTAGACCTACTAGAAAAGCTGCCGCACTTAAAAGATGGAAGTGCTGATATGGTTGACGAAATTCAAACTGCCAGAGAACTAGCAACACACGCCAGTGATATAAAACACTTGCAAGATAATATGGATGCGATGAAAGAAGATATCAGCGCCATACGTATATCTTTGGAAGATATTAGTAAGAAATTAGCCTCCGCTGAAGGTGGGTGGAAAATGCTCATAACCATAGGCAGTTTTGCTGGCGGCTTTGTTGGCGCAGTGTTGGGCTTTATTGGTGGCAAAGCTAACTAAAGGGATAAATTATGAAAACCAAAGTAAAAAAATTTGCTGAAGGCGGAACAAATGTTCGCACTCGCACGGATGAAGAATTTGCAGAGGATAGTAAGTTTGGCGGGTACGGTCGTTTTATGCCGAAGGTAAAAAATTATTCTATGGATGATGTTAAGTCTGGAATAGGCAAGCTGCTTGGCGGTAAATCAAGTGCATCAGAAGATCGTCCAACAACTAGCGGTGTAGAAGATTATGAGAGTGGCGGCAAACGTGCTGGTGCCACATCGCCTTTCTCTGGCCCAAAAGAATACATTTCTGAGTCGGTTAAAGAAGAATCCATTAAAGAACCAGAGATGGATACAGAAGAACCTCGCCGTAAAATTTCTGACTATATTTCCAGCTCAGAAGATAAAAAGCCTGTAGTGAAGAAAAAGACAGTAAAGAAAGCGGCTGAAAAACCAGCCTCTCAGTCATTTCCTACTCGTGATAGAGATCGTGCTGATCAATCTTTTCCGCTTAAAACTGACGATAAAAAAGTTCCTCCTCTACGCAAAGTTGGAGAAGCTATTATGGGCACCGTGGCAAATGCCAGCAAGCCTTACAGCTCATCCATGTACGACAAGATGAAAGGCCGCAAGGCTGGCGGCTCCATTAAAATGGCATCCGGCGGAAAAGTTTCCAGCGCATCTAGCCGCGCAGATGGTATAGCCCAGCGCGGTAAAACGAAAGGCAGGATCTGCTAATGGCTGACGAAAAAGAAAAACCAAGCGTTGCAAAAAGGGTTGCTTCTACGGCGGCAAAAGCTGTTGGTAAAGGATTGGAAAAAATTCCAGAATTTAACGAATACTTAGACAAAAAGTACGGTGAAAACGTACCTGAAGGAAAAGTATCTGATTCAGTAAGAAAAGCTTTGTTTGGAGATAATCCAAAAAAATCTACTGAGTATGGTAAAAAAACAACAGAAGCTATGGGGAAAGACTCGTATTTTAAAAAAGGCGGCAAAGTGAAAAAGTACGCAGACGGCGGAATGACACAGCAGCCTACCTATCCTTTCTATGGCAATCAGCCTCAAGCTGGCGGTCAGAATGGCGGCACGAATCAGACATTTAACATGCAGCCACAGGCTAATGCTGGAACTACTGATCAACAGCAGCAGCCTATGCAAACATTTAAGAAGGGCGGAACAGTTAAGAAAATGGCTCCTGGTGGCCCTACTCAGATGTCTGTTGCTCAACGTCCCATGCCAGCGGCGGCTCCTATGGCTGCGGGTAACCCTATGGCTGCGATGGCTAACCGATTAGGCTTAATGCGGGCTTCTGCTTCTGCTCCTGCTAGGCCTACTCCTGCTCCTGCTAGAAGGACAATGGGAACTGCTGCTCCTGTCAATGCTCCTTATCAAAACAAACCGGGGATGGAGACAGGCCCCTATGGGAATTCGCATAACCGCCCGCCCACGAGAGGGGAGCGGATTCCGCCGGGGGTGGGTCCGCCGCCCCCTAACAGGCCTCCCGGTGGCGCATTGATGAACGCGGCTGCCCCCTTTGTGCCTGCGCCGCAGTTAGCTCCGAAAAACACTGATCCTAGAATGCTGAAAAAAGGTGGTTCTGTTAAATCAGCTTCTTCCCGCGCAGATGGAATTGCTATCAGAGGAAAGACTCGTGCCTAGCGTGAGTAAAAAGCAGGAAAGGTTTATGCAGGCGGTAGCTCACAACCCTGCGTTTGCCAAAAAGGCCGGTGTGCCGCAGAGTGTGGGTAAAGAGTTTACTAAATCAGGAGGCGGTATGGCTGAGTCAAAGAAGATGGTTAAGAAGGAAGTGTCGTTCATGAAGTCTAAGGGCGCTCCCAAGTCCATGATGAAACATGAGATGGCAGAAGCTGGTATGAAAAAAGGCGGCATGATGAAGAAGATGGCTATGGGTGGATACGCTGATGGCGGTATGCCTATGGTTATGAAAGATGGCGTAAAAGTCCCAGCGTTTGCTGCTGATGGCAAAGGTAAGATGGCTCATGGCGGCATGGCAATGAAAAAGATGGCATCCGGTGGCATGACATCAATGGGCAAGGTAAAGACCGCTGCTCCTAGTAAAGACGGTGTTGCTATGAAAGGCAAAACCAAAGGCACGATGGTTAAAATGGCTGGCTCTACCGGCATGAAAAAAGGCGGTATGGCTAAGATGAACAAAGGTGGACGGGCCTGCTAATGAGAGCCTCACGCGGTATGGGTGATATCAACCCATCTAAGATGCCGGGTAAAAAGAAAATCACTCGCAAAGACAATCCTAATGAGGTTGAGACTTTTGCGGGTGGTGGTCTTTATGCGAATATCGCAGCCAAGAAGAAACGTATTGCTTCTGGCAGTGGTGAGAAAATGCGTAGCCCTGGTTCTTCTGGCGCTCCAAAGAAACAAGACTTTGCTAACGCAGCCAAGACCGCATCTTATGCTGAGGGTGGTAAGTCTAAGGTAAATGAATCTGGCAATTACACCAAGCCAGAGTTACGTAAGCGTATTTTTAATAGTGTTAAAGCCGCCGCAGTGCAGGGTACTGGCGCAGGACAGTGGTCAGCTCGCAAGGCCCAGCTGATGGCTAAACGATATAAAGCTGCAGGTGGTGGTTATAAATGAAAGCTCCGCAACAATCGCTTAAAAATTGGGGTGATCAGAAATGGAGAACCAAAAGCGGAAAGCCATCGTCAAAGACCGGAGAGAGATATCTCCCGGAAAAGGCAATCAAGGCACTAAGCCCAGCCGAGTATGCCGCCACGACGAAGGCAAAGCGGGCAGGGAAGAAAGCAGGAAAACAGTTTGTAGCCCAACCTAAAGGCATTGCTAAGAAAACAGCAGGGTTTAGATAATGGTTAAGAAATTAACGTCAATAGGAATTAAGAAGTCTACGCAGAAGAAAATTGGTGGGTTGCGTGTTAAAGAATTGGGCAAACCATCTGTACTTACTGCTGTTGAAAGAGCGTCTGCTAAAAGCAAAAAAAAGGTTGCCGTTAACAATATGAATTTGCGTAATAGCCTAAAGGCATATAGGAAGAAGTAATGGCATTCACAACTAGTACCACAGCGTTTAATCCTACCCTTAACGATATCGTTGAGGAGGCGTTTGAGCGCAATGGATTAGAGCTGCGTACTGGCTATGACTTCCGTACAGCGCGTCGCAGTCTTAATCTGTTACTGACAGAGTGGGCCAATCGCGGTATCAACTTATGGACTATTGATACTGGCACCATTCCTTTGATACAAGGTCAGTATATTTATGACCTGCCTAACGATACTGTTGATCTTATTGAACATGTTATTCGCACCTATCCTGACTCTGAAGCGAATCAAACGGACATTAATATCAATAGGATAAGCGTATCTACGTATTCGACGATACCTAATAAATTAACGCAAGGTCGCCCGATACAGGTTTGGATAAACCGTCGTTCGGGGCAGACGTCGGATGCGGTTGGTGCAACAACAAAAGTGCCACAGATATATTTATGGCCTTCTCCAGACCAAGGAACAGTAACAGCTCCATTCTATTATTTTGTTTACTATCGCCTGCGCCGTATGGTGGATGCTGGTAACGGTGTAAATGTGGAAGAAATTCCATTCCGTTTCCAAGAATGTTTAATTTGCGGCCTAGCGTACAGGCTGGCTATGAAGCTGCCAGGCGGCTTAGAGCGCATACAGTTACTGAAGGCTCAGTACGATGAGGCTTGGGAAATGGCGGCAGGAGAAGACCGCGAGAAAGCGCCAGATCGTTTGGTGCCTCGCATGATTACTTACAGGTGATGTATGCCAAGTAAGTATGCAGCCGGTAAAAAGTCTATTGCGGAATGTGATCGTTGTGGATTTAGGTACTTGTTAAAAGAATTGAAGACGTTGACGATCAAAACCAAGAACGTCAATATCAAAGTTTGCAAGACATGTTGGGAGCCGGATCAGCCGCAGTTAAGCTTAGGCATGTACCCTGTGAATGACCCGCAGGCAGTGCGCCAGCCAAGACCGGATGTGTCTTTTTGGCAGTCTGGATTTAATGGACTACAAACAAGTATCAGCTCTGGGCCATTACCTTCTCAGAGTGGTTATCCTAGTGGTGGTAGCCGTATATTCCAGTGGGGCTGGAACCCAGTAGGCGGAGCAAGAAGTATTGATAATGGACTGACCCCGAACAACTTGGTAGCTAGTACGTCAGTTTCAAACGTAACCATAAACTAGGAGTACGAGATGGACACAAAGCAAGTTAAAAAGATTGCTGGTAAAGAAGTTAAGTCTCACGAAAAGCGTATGCACAAGATGGCAAAAGGTGGCGTAACTACTGAATCCATGGAAAAATACGGTCGCAATATGGCTCGTGTTATGAATCAAAAATCTAACGGAAGAGGTCGATAATGGCTAAGTTCTCGCAGAAGGTTAAGGGTAAGGAAGTAGGTCAGGCTGATGTGTATGCCGCCCCTCACGATATGAAGGGTAAAGCGTCTAGCATTCAAGCTGATTCTGCTTACACGACTGGTGCCGATTGTATGAATAACATGAACATCTCTGTTGCTGGTATTAGCAAGGGTAATACAAAACCTGCTAAGACTGACGGCATCAAGATGCGCGGCGCTGGTGCGGCAACCAAGGGTGTGATGTGCCGTGGGCCAATGGCATAAATGAACTACACCCAGTTAAAAGCCGCGATTCAGTCGTACACGGAGAACTATGAGACCGAGTTTGAGTCTTATATTCCTACGTTTGTACAGCAGGCTGAAGAGCGTATTTATAACACTGTGCAACTTCCGCCATTACGCTCTAACAAAACGGGCGTATTGGCAATTGGTAATAAGTATTTGCCCTGTCCAAATGACTTTTTGTCGGTGTATTCGATGGCGGTTATTGAGAACTACGGTACTGCAAATGAAGTATTCCACTACCTGTTAAACAAGGATGTGAACTACATTCGTGAAGCGTACCCAACGCCCGCAGATACAGGACTGCCTTCGTACTATGCAATATTTGGTTCTGCGGTAAGTAGTAATACTGTGTCAAATGAATTAACATTCATACTTGGCCCTACGCCGAACGTAGCATATACGGCAGAGTTACATTATTACTATTATCCAGAATCAATCACTACTGCTGGCACAACTTGGCTCGGTGACAACTATGATCCAGCATTGTTGTATGGCTCCTTGCGCGAGGCTTACCTGTACATGAAGGGTGAGCAAGATTTGATTGCCAACGTAGAAGCAAAGTACAACGAAGCATTAGGTCAGTTGAAACGTCTGGGTGATGGCATGGAGCGTCAGGATGCGTACCGCAGTGGTCAGACTAGGGTGAGAGTCACATGACAATCTATCAAGGACTGACTACAAGCTTCAAGGTTGACATTTTGAACGGCAAGCAGAACCTAGCTTCCGACACGTTGAAGATTGCGCTGTACACGGCGTATGCCTCGTTAGATCAGGATACTACTGCGTACACATCAGGTAATGAGATTAGTGGCACTGGTTACGTTGCAGGCGGTAAAACACTGTCTAACGTGACTATCAATAGTGGTAGCAATACAGTGTATGTAAGCTTTAGCAATATAGCTTGGAATCCTGCTCAGTTTACAACTAGAGGTGCATTGATTTATAACGCAACAAAATCAAACGCTTCGATAGCAGTATTGGACTTTGGGGCTGATAAGATTCAAACGGGCAACAACACATTTACAGTAAATTTGCCGCCTGACACAGAGTCCAGTGCGCTAATTCGTATAACGTAAGGAGTAATCATGAGCAATGAAAATTCAAAGTCTAGCGAAACAGTGACAAGTTCTGCTGCGCGCAAGATTGGTTTTGTTGAGGATATGTCTGCTGGCGGTGTGTTTACTGTCACTTGTTTGGACAAAGATGGTAACGAGAAGTGGGTAGAAATTGCGCCTAACTTAGTAGTTAACACTGGTCTGCAAAACATGAACACTCAATTTTTTACTGGTTCAGCTTACACAGCAACTTGGTATGTTGGTTTGGTTAATGGCACCTCTGCTTCCACTACATTCTCTGGCGGAGATACATTAGCTACTCACGCTGGTTGGACTGAAAATTCTAATTACAGTGGCACTCGTAAAACAGCTACGTTTGGTGCAGCTACATTATCAAACATATCAAACATTAACAACTCAGCATCTACCGCTTCTTTTACTATGAACGCTACTGCGACTATTGCGGGTGCGTTTTTAACTAATGTAGCGTCTGGCACATCACCAGGATTATTGTTCTCTGCGGCTGATTTTCAGTCTCCTGGCGACCGTTCTGTTATAAACGGTGATGTGTTGCTTGTTACGTATTCATTTAACCTTTCCGCGACCTGATAGGAATTAAAAATGTCAACATTCAAAAAAGGCGATGTGGTTAAAGTTAATACTGTTGTGCCTGAAGGCCCTATTGTAAAAATGCGCATGGACGATGATGGCATTATTTATTATTTGATGGCATGGACTACTAACGGCGTAGAGCATGAGCGTTGGTTTACGGATGACCAGCTTGTTGCTGCGGGGTAATGTGTGGTCGATGGCGGCTATAGCAGTGGTGACTGGGGCGGCCCTGCGGCGTGGGGCTGCTCGGTCTACTACCCACTAATTACCAACGCAGGTTGGGGACTAGGAGCTTGGGGTTCGTATGGTTGGGGTATAGGTAATGATGGTTTAGTTGAAGCTTTTGAAACCGTAGCTTATACACCTGCTTTTACACCCTCTGTAGTTGAAACAGTAATTGCTGCTGATACAGTTGCAATAACAAACCAAAGTGTTTTGGCAAATGTTACAGAAACAGTTAGTATTATTGATACAACATCTTCAAATACTGCAATACCTTTAACTGTAACTGTATCGGAAGCGGCAAACATAGTAGATGAAACAAGCTCAAACATAACAAATCTTACGATTAGTACTGTGTCTGAAGCAGCTAACATTACAGACACCACAAGAACAAATGCAACATTTGTTATAACGGTTTTAGAAACAGTAAACACAGAAGACATACTAAGTACGCTAGGAATTTTTGTTGTAAATGTTGATGAGACAAGCAACGCAACGGATCAGGTTTCACCCAACGGGGTGTTCTCTATTGTGGTTAGTGATGCGGCTAATGCGCAGGATAGTGTGAATAGAAGGCGGCTGTGGGAGCTAATTGACACCGGAATAACCGAAGATTGGTTACTCATAAATACTTATTAGTAAGGAAGAATCATGGCAAGCACATATAGCAGCCTAAAGATTGAGTTAATTGGCACTGGCGACCAAGCTGGTACGTGGGGTAATACCACAAACACTAACCTTGGAACGGCTGTGGAAGAAGCTATTACTGGTTCTTCCAACGTCACCTTTGCCAGTTCAAACGCGGCGATAGTATTATTAGATACTAACGCTACACAAACTGCGCGTAATCTACGACTGAATTTAGTTGGAACAATTGCCAACGTACAGACATTGTTTGTGCCAGCGATTGAGAAACAGTACCTAGTAACAAACAATCTGTCCAACTCAGTCATCATTTCCAACGGCACAAACGCTTCGCCTACGGGCACAACATTTACTTTACCTGCTGGGAAAAGTTCTGTTGTGTTTAATGATGCAACTAACGTAGTAGATGTTCTCAACGCTTTTAATAGTGCAATTTTAGGTGCTGCAAATGCGGGAAGTATCATCCCGTTTTACTTTGCGAACCAAGCAGCTTTCCCTTCTGCTGCTACTTATCACGGCGCGATAGCACACTCACATGCTGATGGAGCGATGTTTTTTGCGCACAGCAGTGCTTGGGTTCGATTACTAGATACTGGCGGCCCGTTAGGTACTCCAAGTTCAGGCAATTTATCTAATACTACTAACTTGCCTATTTCTACTGGTGTTAGCGGTCTAGGCACTAACGTAGCTACTGCTTTGGCAGTCAATATAGGTTTAACTGGCTCTGCTGTACTTAATGGCGGAACGGCTAACGGTGTAACGTCTAGCAACGTAACTATTATTAGTGGCACTGTAGGCAATACAACAATCAATGCTTATACGGAAAACGTATTAGTGGTTGGAAATACTGGAGCAACGCAAACGCTAAATATTGCTAACGCAACAGTAATAACGGCTAATTTAACTGCAAGCTGTACGTGGACAATGCCTACAAGTACCGCAGGAAAATCATTTATTTTGCTGCTAAAAACAGGGGCTGGTAGTTATACGTCAACTTTTACCGGTGTTAAATTTGTTGGTAATACTGCGCCAACAATTACAACCACAGCAAACCGCATGGACATTTTATCTTTTATAGCTGACGGAACAAATTGGTACGGCAACTATGCACAGGGATATGTACCTTAATAGGGGTTGATATATGTTTGGTTATACAAAATTAATGCAGGTAATGGGTGTTGTGTCTAATCCTCCATCAAGCGTTAGTTATCTTGTTATTGCTGGCGGTGGCGGTGGCGGTAAAGAAAATGGCGGCGGCGGCGGCGCAGGCGGCTATAGAGAATCAACATTAGCTGTTGCTGGCTCTACACCATATACGGTGACAGTTGGTGCTGGTGGCCCCGGTCAAGCAACTCCATCTAGTGTTAATCCAGGTGACAATGGCGGTAATTCTACTTTTTCATCAATTACATCGGTAGGCGGCGGCGGTGGTGGTTCTACGTATGGAGCTGGTCACGTTGGCTCTGCGGGGGGGTCGGGCGGCGGCGGCTCTGGCGCAGGTAGCGGAACGGTAACTGGTGGTGCTGCAACTTCAGGTCAGGGAAATGTTGGTGGTAATGGAACCACTACTGGCCCAAGTCAAGGCTCTGGCGGCGGTGGTGGTGCTGGCTCTGCTGGAGTAAATGGTATTTCGTTATTTGGCGGTAACGGCGGCACAGGAACAACAACATCAATTTCTGGAACTTCTACGGTTTACGCTGGTGGCGGCGGTGGCGGTGTATTTGACAATCAAACTGCGGGTTCTGGTGGTTCGTCAATCGGTGGAAATGGTACTGGGGTAAGTGGTACTAATGGCGGTGTTGGAGCAATAAATACTGGTTCAGGCGGCGGCGGAGGCGGCTATAACGGAGGAACTGGAGCATCAGGCGGTAATGGTGGTGCTGGTATTGTGATTATTAGTTATGCGTCTACTTTTGGTGATTTAACATCAATTGGCGGTGGATTAACTTATACAAAAACCACATCAGGCGGCAATACTATTTATACGTTTACTGCTGGTACTGGCAGCATTTCATGGTGATTGATATGGCTCATTACGCATTTTTAAATGGAAATAATATTGTTACTGAGGTCATCCTTGGCAAGAACGAAGGAGAAGATGGCGTTGATTGGGAACAATGGTATGGAGATTTTCGCGGTCAAGTATGCAAGCGCACTAGCTACAATACTAAAGGAAATGTTCATTCTAATGGTGGCACTCCTTATCGCGGAAATTATGCTGGCATTGGCTATACATATCGTGCTGACATAGATGCGTTTGTTCCTCCACAGCCGTATCCAAGTTGGACGTTAGATTCCAATATTACGTGGCAACCTCCAGTAGCTAGACCTATAGATAATAAGATGTACTCATGGGATGAGGTAACTCAAGCGTGGGTAGAGGTAAATGGCAACTAATTATGTCGACTTCGACTATTGGGTTCAAGGCTATGGTGAGGGCGACCTAAGCCAACCTGATCTATACGTAACTGCTGGTTATTGGGATGCTGGCTATTGCGAGAATGAAGATACTGGCGGTGTAGCATCTATCACGGCTACTGCTACAGTAACAGCAAAGGCAGTAGACTTTATTCTAGGAACTGCGTCTATTACAGGTAATGCGACTGTAACTGCTCTATGCGTTCCTGATCTATACGTAGTAAAAGGTTATTGGGTTGGCGGTTATTGCGAGAACGAGGATATTGATCCTAGTGCTTCTATTGTCGGTACTGCTACTGTAACGGCTATAGGTACTCAGACATTTACAAGTGCTGCAAGTATTACTGGCAATGCTCAGGTATCAATTACTGTTGCTAATGTTCAAGTTGGTGTAGCTGCAATTGACTGTGTTACTACGGTTACAGCTAACGGTATATCAGTTCTTACGGCTAATGGAAGTATTACTGGCAATGCTGAAGTTACTGCTCTTGGCACAGGTATATTTGTTAGGACTGCTGCTATTACTGGTAGTGCTGATGTGGGTGTAATTGGTGATGTTATTGGTTACCAATGGACTGTAGTAACTCCAGAATCAACTACTTGGGCTAAACAGTAATGGCAAAGCAAAAGATTATTTTTGGTGAGTGGTTGCCAGATCAGCCGGGCGTTACTGGTGCTGTAACTGATGCCTTTAATTGTTATCCTGTTACTAACGGCTATGCTGCGTTACGTGAAGCTGTAGATTACTCGGCTAATGCAGGTCAGAACTTATTGGTAGCATTTGCTGGTAAGTTTGCTGGTGCATCTACGCTATTTGCTGCTGGTGCTACACAGATTTACAAGTTTAACCCTAGTAATACTGGCTTAGATGCATTAACCACTACTGGCTATTCTACTGTTGAGGCATGGGATATTACTCAGTTTGGCTCTAAGATGATTCTAGCTAATGGTGCAGACCAGTTACAGGCTTATGATTTAGGATCATCGACGTATTTTGCTGATTTGGCTGCTGCTGCTCCTGCTGCTAAGTTTGTAACTGTAATTCGAGACTTTGTTGTAGCGGCTAACGTAGGTGGTGAGGAGAACAAGGTCTATTGGTCAGATATTAATGACGAGACTGATTGGACTCCGGGTGCTGCTTCTCAGTCTGACTCACAGGTAGTTCCTGATGGCGGTGATATTACAGGTCTAGCAGGTGGTGAATACGGTCTAATCTTCTTAGAACGTGCTATCTATCGTATGTCTTATGCAGGTAGTCCGTTCTTCTTCCAATTTGACGCTATTTCTCGCACTCTAGGATGTACTTCTAATGGCTCTATTGCTCAGTTTGGCAATCTAACTTACTTCCTGTCTGACGATGGCTTTTATATGTGCGATGGTAAGTCAGTTAAGAATATCGGCGTAGAGAAGGTTAATCGTTGGTTCTTTGATAATGTCAGTTTGAGTGAAATTCAGACAGGCATGAGTGCAACCATTGATCCTGTTAAGAAGTTAGTTATCTGGAACTTTAAGAATAACTTCGGTCGCAGATTCTTGCTGTATTACTCTATCGATTTAGATAAGTGGTCATACGGTTTAACTGATGTGAACTTCTTAGCGTATGGACTGACACCTAGTGCCACACTTGAGCAGTTAGATATTTATTATTTTGATACTACAAATCAGAAAACTGGTACGTATACACAAAGTAGCACTACCGTTACCGTTACTGTAACGGATCATGGATTAGAGACAGGTGCTTTTGTATCTTTTGATGCGACATCAGGTGCTGGAGTAGATGGAGTATTTGCAGTAACAAGAACTAATGCGAATGTATTTACATTTACAGCAGCAACTGGTGCGACTATTACAACGTCAAATTGCACAATCACATTACCAAGTATCGATAACACAGCAGAGCAGATACCGTTAGATTCACGTACTTGGGCTGGTGGTCAGCTTATATTCGTTGGCGTTAGAAATCAGAGGATTGTAGTTTTCTCTGGTGCATTGCAAGCGGCATACATTACTTCTGGAGACATTGACATTGGACGTTCTATTATCACATTGGCAAAACCTATTATCGATAATGGAATCGCGTCAGTTGCAGTTGCCAGTAGAAAACTATTGTCAGATAGCGTTGAATTCGGAACAACAGCTACACCAGACTCAGATAACAGAGTCCCATTGAGAGCTAACGGTAATTACCATCGTATTAAGGTAACTCCGACTAATGCCAATTGGGAAACTATTGTAGGTTGTGAGATTGAAATTACACAAC